CTGATTAAATCTTTCTACCGTATTAATCTGACCTGCATTAAACTGTGCTTGTGCATTTGCTTGTGATGCATTGAACTGAGAAGTTGCTGATTGCAAGTTAGCAAAGAATTGGTCTGTTTGATTTTGGGATGAAGCATTAAACTGATTAGCCGCATTTGTTGCCGCTTGGTCTGTAAACAAAGATTGGATACGAGACTGTGCTTTAAACATCTCTGTTTGCTGTCTATTAGATAGATTAGCCATGTCCATCTGCATGAAGTTTTGTGCGTTCATTACAGCCGCTTGCTGTCTGTTAGATAAATTTGCCATGTCTAACTGCGATAAAGCTGCGGCTTCAGCCATTACTAAGGCTTGCTGATTGTTCAGGTTTTGTAAGTTCATTGTGTTAGCAATACGACTGTTCTCTAATGCTACTTGTTGTTCAGCAGTAAAGTTCATATTAGCTACATCAGCAATACGTCCTGCATTTTGTACACGTGCTTGAAACTCTTGATCAAACTCCATGCCCATAAACGTAGCACGTTGTTGTGCGGCAAGCATGTTACGTTGCTGTCTGTTTGATAAGTTCTGTGATTCAAACTGTGCTACTGTAGATGCATCCGCTTGTGCAATGGGTATAGCTGATTCCATAGCCGCTTGAATAACAGCTTGACCTGCTATGGAAGATGCTCCTAAACCACGAGATGCTAAGATACTATTTGCTTTACGTATAGCACCTGCCGCCCATACAGGTGTGTTACCACCATCAAAATCTTGCATTAAGTTATTTAGCTGTCCTTGCACCATAGCTTGTTGTGTAGGAGTAGCTTGAGCCGCTTGTATCTCTTCCGTAAATTTAGCCGCTTTCTGTGCATCTGCCGCACCTGTGATAAGTTCACCATCCTGTATCTCACGTTGTACAGGATTATCCATAAGTATTCCTGCACCCTGTGCTGCACTTAAATCACCTACAGAACTTTTTGCTTGCTGTGATGCCACTACATTCGCACGTGGGTCAACTGTTCCTTGTGCGGCTTGTGTTGCTTGTAATGCTGTATCTACATTTTCTTTTGATGTATCTGCTTCTACAGTTTGAGGTGCTATTTTTTGTACCGTATCTGCTTGAGTAACACCTGCTACAGCAGTATCAATAGGATTAATTGTACCAAGCTGACCTGTGCCAGTAGTTAGCTCTGTGCCTGTTGGAACTGCCCCTGATGGGTTCATTATCTGTGCGGCATTAACTGCCCCACCTACAGGAACACCCGGCTGTGTCATTCTTTGTACTGTTATATCGCCTATGTTTGTAGGTTGCTGTTCTTCAGTTGTTTGTTCGGTAGTTTCTGTAGGTGTAGTTGTACCACCTTCTTGCATTTTAATAACAACACCACCCTTTGCCATCTGTTGTGCTTGTTTAACAAAATTATTCATTTGCATTTGTTTAGCAGGATTTGCTCCAAGAAACTTGTCAAACTCTTTCATGTCTCCTTGATAACCCATAGCACGTGCTATCTTTGCCATACCACTAGGTTTAAATGCTTTGAACATAGCCATAATTATTTCCTATCTAATGCTCTATCTAATTTATCTTCTACTCTATGAAGTGCTTCCATAACTCTATCCATGTCATCCTTTAATTCAAACTTTGTTGCATATTCTTCACGAGTTTTGTTTAATAAAATCTGTAATCGTTTTACTTCTGTAAACATTTGACGAAATGCCCAGAACACTGGAGCAATAACCATCGTTAAAACTATATTCCAAAATAACATAGCGTCTATTATCATGTTGATATCTCCACAGCTATAAGAGAACAATTTCTTATGTCAAAAACAATTGGGGATACATCTAAATCGTTAGAGGTAACAGTATAAGTTACAGAAGAAGTAGTATTTGGTTCGTCTACATACTGAGTAGATAAATGATAATACCAAGGGTCAGAAGAACCTGTATTAAAAAAACCCCCAGAACGCAACTCTCTTAGACTTCCTGATAATTCTGTTCCATTTCTTTTTAACGCAATTTGTCCTCTATTAGTTCTTTCTTGTTCGTCAGGAATACTACCAGAAGCACTAGGTGTTACATGTGATATTTCCATACTAGTAAGTAATAAAATTTTTGCGCTAGTTGTTGAAGGTGTAATTGTAACAGTTGCTCTAGTAACATGTGACCCATATGTAGTTGTTGATGTAGAACTACCTACTTGGTTAAAACCTGTTGTATTATTTACACCTCTGCTACTTAATGATATTGGCATACTATGTTTTTCTTCCACTATAAAAATTGTTAATCGATACAGCTCCACCTACAGAAGCTAAAGGAACATTAGCATTTACAGTAGTAGATACTGTATTTACATCGTAATCACTACCACCTATTCTTACTACGCAACCACCCCAACCTGAACTAGGCCAACTAGATGTAATCTTTATAACTTGACTAGTATCTGTAATTGTAAATGTTCTAGTTTGTATTGAACCAAAACTATTATTACCGCTACTTGTCCACTGCTCTTCCAATGTACCATCTAAAAATATTTTATAAGTAGCACTGCCTGAAGATTGTTGTCTCATATTTGAACCACCACAGGTATAAGTTCCCGTATGGCTTACTGTAAACTGATAATTGCTAGTTCCTGTTGCTCCATTATCGTGCCATAGTGAATGATAATATAAATAAGTCTTATTACCACTTGTATAATTAACTATGGGTGTTCTAGTATAAACACCTCTATTTATATGATTTAAACTATTTTGTGTAAGATTTGAAGCAGTAACAGTTTCGTTTAAAATTGCTGGTACATAATTATTATCGGCACTTTTATAATATTCTAATAATGAATGTGGTGCATCACCACCATATTCAGTGGCTATTTGATTAAGAGATATTGCACCTGAACTTTGTAATGTCATTATGCTATAGTTCCTGAAGCTGTTACATCACCTACAGCAGTAAAGTTTCCACTTGTGTCGATAGCAAATTTAGCTGTGCCGTTGTATTTAAATACAAGTGCATCTGTTTTTGCTGAACTATTGATTGTAAAGTCACCTACTTCTACAGTCCAATCATTGCTTGCACCTATTTGTATAGATGTTGTTCCTGACGATGCATTAGTTGCTTTGAGAACAGGAGAATCAACATTATCTGCATATACATTAGCATATCGATTAGACGTAGTTCCTATATTATATGTGCTGTCAGTAGTAGATACTATATTACCTGTAGTTACAGAACCTGTGCCTGTATTTAAACTGGTAAATGTACCGCCTCCAAATACTACATCACCTGCGTTACCACTAAATACTTCACTACTATTAGTTGCATCAGCTATAAAAGTAAATTTACTTGCACTATCATCATATCCAAAGAAACCAAGTTTAGCAGTACTACCTGTATGGTATCTAAACTCTATACCTCTATCTTTATTATCATCTGAACTAGGAACAGTATCTCCACCTAATGTAAATATAGGGTCATCAATAGTTACTGTGGTACTATTTACTGTGGTCGTTGTTCCATTTATAGTTAAATTACCACTAATAGTAATACCACCTGTTATGTTAATATTACCTGTTCCTGTTATATCGGAACTATTTAAGTCTAAGTTGCCACCCAACTGAGGACTACTATCTGCTGATAAATCTGTATTTATAGCCGTAAAAGAAAGTTGACCACTACCATTTGTTTGTAATACTTCATTAGCATTTCCATCTGCTATAGGAAAATTTAAACCATCTAATACTATTTTACCATTACCATTAGGTGTAATTGTTATATCACCATTTGTATTTGTACTAGTTAAAGAATTAGTGTCTAGTAACAAATTACCAACAGCTACATTTCCAGCAAAAGTTGCATTAGCACCTGCAAAAGTTAAAGCTGTTGTAGTTCCTGATTTAATAATTAAGTTGCCAGAAGTGTTTGTTAAAGAACCGTAGGTAGTACCATTGTCTTTAAGAAAAACATCACCACCATCGGCATCAAGTATAATATCTGTTGTAGCATCTAAAGTAATAGTGCCACTATTAGTTATCTGCTCTATGATTGGAGTAGTTAAAGTTTTATTAGTAAGAGTTTGTGAACCTGTTAAAGTAGTTACTGTGCTATCTATAGCAAATGTAACTGCATTTCCAGAAGCAGTACTATGAATACCTGTTCCCCCACTAAGTAATAGTGATTCACTATCTAAGTCTATAAATAACGAACCTCCAACTGTAGTATTACCTTGAAAACTTAACTTTTGTGCAGTATTTTGTGCATCAATATATGCTTTTACAGATTGTTGTGTTGGAAGATGTGTAGCAGAATTAGAAGCCATGTCATCTTCGTCTTTAAAACCATCTATAGTTAGAGTAGCGTCTGATAATGTGCCAAATGTAATTGCATTTGTTGTTGTAATAGCACCAAATCCAGAAACAATAGAACCAGAATTTAATGCACCAACAGTTGTAAGACTTGAAAAATTATCTAAAGTAGATTCAAAGTAAGTTACAAAATCTGTTAATGCTACTTGAACCATAGTGCCATTATCATTGACAATTAATCTGTCAGCATTTGCTAATGTTGTTGAAGTAGCAGAGGTGCTACCATCCACAATGTTTAATTCAGCACCTGTAGATGTAATAGCTGTACCATTAAAATTTATTGCATCTAAGTAAGCTATGCCATCTAAATAAAAATCTTTGAACTTAGCAGATGATGCTCCTAAATCTACTTGGTCATCTTGATAGGGTTGTATAATATTGGCATTTGTACCTTGTAATTCTCCTGCCTGTCCAAATGATGTAATACGTCCACCTTCTCCTGCTGTTCCATCGTGTGAATGTCCAGCACTAGAACTAAATGCGTCTACTAAAGCATTAAACTCATCATTAAAATCTGAGGCATTAATTACCAGACCAGTGGCAATATTATTACTAGATTGTCTAGTATATGTATTTCCCATTATCTTCTCCCGTTAAGGCTATATTCTAGTACTATTGTATCCAAACTAAAAGGTGGATTTGTATCTTCAGTAGTTATTTGTAATTGAAATGCTTTTGCAGAACCTATCAAAGGTTGAACAAGACTGCTATCAAAATTATCAGAACTATATTTAACTGTTGAACCACCATAAATTGATGTTAAATCATCAAACACAGAAAACTCAGTTAAGTCATTTGCATACGTTATACATATAGGTTGAGGTTCAACCTTACCAAAGTCTAAAATAGGACATACCTGCATATTAACTGCGCCTGATGGGTCTGTATATATTGTGCCTTTATAAAATGTTTTTCTTAATTGAGGGTCATCTAAAGTTAAATGAGGTGTATGAAAGATACCTTTTATATTTGCTCCATCAAAACTATTCCCACTTTCCATTCTATAAACATAACCATCATCATTAGCAAAATATATAAACTCTTCATCATTTTCATATTCGCTAAATATAACTCTAGCTTTTATACCTGATATTTCAGCCCATGAAAAGTTACCTTGCACTCCTTGTGTTCCTAATATTCCTTGCGAAGAAATATCAGTTATAGCTGTGTTATATGCAAAAATTCTGTATTGACTTTTAGCTCTTACGATGGTGGATGAAAACACAGAAGAAAAATTAGCAAGTTCTGTTATTTCTTTTTGTATCGGGTTAGATAAATTTTGAAGACTAAAATCTCCTATCTTATCTGTTGCACCTAAAGATTTTAAACCATCAGGTCCTAAGAAAATAACATCTCCTGCAATTTCTTGTACTGTATCTGGTGCAATTGCCCCCAAATCATTTGTTACAGGTTCTATTCTATAATCTTCAGCACTACTTCCTATAATTCTATTTATACTATTTTTTGTAAATACAATTAATTGCTCACGAAAAACTATTAAATCTGTTATTGTATCATTAAATCTAAATATACCACCGCCAGACGCTGATGTAAAATCTGTATCATTTAAATAAGCAGAGTATGCTAAAGTAGAGCCGTTTGCTACAAAGATATGTCCTTTTAGTAAAGCAATAAAGTCAGCACCCGTAAGAGAAGAAGAACTAACTTGTGTTATTGTATTTGCAACTCGGTCATATATTCTTGGATTACTTGTTCCATCAACTATAAATAAATTTTCATTACCATCAAAGTTGTACTTTAAAAACCTAACTTTACCAGAACCTGACAAAGATATTCCTGTACTACCAAAACTATTACTATCTGTTATTTGTGTCCATCCACTTCCTGATGAACGATATAGATGTGTTGTTCTAGCAGCAATAACAAAACCTGCATAACGAACTAAACCTCTAATTATATCTGGACTACCGCCAGTATTAGTTCCTGCAATTAAGTTAGTATCAAATTTAGAGTAACCCTGTATTCTTCTGTAACCACCTTCAATAGATGGTTCAAAGTTACGTAAAAGGGTAGCAGTTCCTATAGCATTTATACCTTGTTGTACAGGACTAAGATTAGTTATTAAACCACCTGTTAACTCTACTGGATATGTTCTCCATGCGTCAGCCATAATATACCTTATATAGTTATATGTAAATTATTGATTTTGTCAAGATTAATTAAAAGCCGCACCATCCGTGGCTCTAGCATTACCTAAACTAGTATTACCTGTATTGTTTATAATCATGCCAGAACGAACATATTCAAATCTATTTACTAATAAACTTCTCATACTTTCTATACCCTGAGTAAATTTTTCTTTAGCCACCATTGCATCTTGTGTATTTTCTCTAAACAGATAAGCATAAAACATTGCTCCATCTACAATAACATGAGCAAACCTTTCAGGTATAGTAGGCACATCATCAAATAATTCTAAGTCTACAGGAAATTGATAGTATTCATATATTACCGTGTATGCTTTATCAGGAGTAGGTACTAAACCATAACGTAAATCGGGTGTTCTAAATACATATTGAGGAATAGCCGACTTTGAATTATCATATTCATATTCTATATATTTATTAAGGTATTCTTCATAATCTATTACTTTTAATTTTCTTGTTTCAATATCAAGTGTTGTATCTTTTTTAATTCTAAAACTATCCATAGATATTGTTTTTAAACTATCAGGAAAAAAATAACGCATTATATTTGCTGACACTACATCTTCTTGTTCTACATGATTAAACGGATAGTTATACTGTTGTTGGTTAATATCTCGTATAGAATGATTAACTGCATCTTTTGCTTGTGCATAAAAACCTGTTGCTGTAGAGAAATTTGATGAGGTTAATTCAACTTCATTTAATCTTCTATTAATTTTATTTACTAATTCTAAGAAATCATAAGCCATTTTATCTCTCTTTAATAGTTATATTTATAGTTCGTTCAGTGCCTATGCCTCTATTGTCTGTAATACTACATGTAAAAGTATAAGTTAAATTATTTGTACCGCCTGATAAAATAATAACAGCTACCTTACCATCACTTGAAATAGACTGAGAAGTTGACGTAATATTATTAATAGTGTCTCCTGCATTTATTCTAGTCTTAACACCGTTTTCATTTTTTACAAACCAAATTACTTGAGATATAGTATTTGTTCCTAAAAACCTAGACCAATCAACACTATAGTCAAGTATATCATCCTTATCTTTATTTGGAAATTTTAAACTCATTTTATCTCGCCCTTATTTGTAACCTTCTAAACGCAGATGTATTAGGTACTGATTGGATTTTAACTACTCTATTTTCAAATGGTATTAAAACTCTTCTTTGAGCAGAGGTTAAACCACTGCTTGCTCTGACAAAAACAGTTCTTTGTCTATTATAATTATCTCTAAAGAAATCATAATTAAAAGAAATTGCATCTGCATCTATATTTCCAAGTCCTTGAATAGAAGCAATAGCATCTATAAAAGTTCGTGACTCAGCAGTAGCAGTTGCTACACCTTGTATAATAACCGTATCTGTTTGTGCTACTTTACTAACATTACCTACAGTACTAGTAACACCTGATACTAAGGATACAACATTTTTTAAACGTATAACAGAACCGCTTATAGTAGATACTGAAACTATTACAGAAGATGCTGATTTTAGTTTCTCTATCTGCCCTGCTATAGTTGCAACACCCCTCACACTAGATGTTGCTTCTTTTAGTTTATCAATCGATGCTACGATATTTGCTATACCTACTGCCGTAGCTGTAGCATCTTCTATTTGTTTTAATGTTCCAGTTACAGTTGAAACACCTGCAATGGTTACATTATCAGCAGATATTAATTTTGTTGCATCAGCACTAACAGATGTTGTACCTAAAATAGTAACTGCATCTGTTTCTACAAGCCCTTCAACTGCTCCTGTTACCGTTGCTACACCTGTTACAGTAGAAGAACCACCAAAGAATTTTATAGAAGTGTTAGTCTGACTTGCAACACCTTGAACTGTAGCAGTAGCATCTTGTATTACTTTTTCTATAGAACCAGTTACATTTGCTACACCGCTAATAGCACTAGTAACTTCTTTTATTTTATCAACAGATGAAATAGTATTTGCTACACCACCTATTGTTACACTATCTGCCGATATTAATTTTATTCCACTGCTAACTGTTGTAGCAATTCCTGTAATATTAGCAGTAGCATCTTGTATTACTTTTTCTATAGAGCCAGATACAGTTGCTACACCTTGAATAGCAACACTATCTGCTAATACTATTTCAGTGGTATTAGCAACAGCACTTGATGTGCCTTGTATAGTAGCTGTTGCGTTAAAATCTTGTATCGTTAACGCTGATATAGGAGCTTCAGAAAGGGAATGAAAACCTAGTGTCATACTGCGTCACCTATAGCGATACCATACCATGCACCTCGCCAGAAGAATAATTTGTTTGTGCTAGTTACGTAAGCCATGTCACCTACACTTGCTGATGCTGGTATGTCTGAAGCATTAGTATAAGCAGTTACTACATTCCCTGTTAACGAACCATCACTAGCTATGATATCATTAGCAACAGCTTGACCAGCACTTGTTGCTATGTCTCTGTTTCTACTTTCTGGCATTGTATTAACCTTCTAATTGGGCAGTAGGTGGCGTAAATGAATTAGTGTAAACTGCTGTTCCTTTTACTACTCTTAAATTTGAAATATAGCCAGTAAAATCTGTAGTACTATTAAGGTCACCTAAAATACCAATTTTAGTTGTAGATGTTCCACCATATAATGTAACTCCACTTAAAGTGTTTGTGGTCGAATGTATTCTACCATTCACAAAAAGATAAAGGTTATCACCATTTCTTACTACAGCAAGATGTGTCCATTGATTTAAAGGTACAGTTTCTGACCATTGTCTCAATGTTTGATTTGAACCAGTTGTTGAATAGTAAAAGTATACAGCACTAGAAGTTAATGCAAGTAAATAAGATTTAGTACTAGCAGAATCCCATCTGTTTACGATAACACTAAAAGAAGAATCGATTGATGTTGGATATACCCATGCTTCAATAGTAAAATTACCTGAACCAAATTCTAGTGTATCATCATCTGCTACACTTAAATAATCACCTGAACCATCAAAATAAACACTTTTTCCTGCAGTAAATGGAGCAAAACTAGAAACTGCCGCATCGCCATTTGCAGTTATTGTATGAGCATTTGTAGAACCATCGATGATAGTGGCTGCGTGTGCAGTTAATAAACTCGTATTTGTAATAGCAGTCAATGTTTTTTCTGGTGGTACAAATGGATATCGACTAAGACCTTCTGTTATGCGAAAATCTTCTATATAACCAGTAAAATACTGCTGGTCTCTTGAATATCTTGCCCCGATAGTTCCGACCGTTGATGTGAAATTATTAGAATTAGTTCCCGTGTCTGCAGAAGCACCATCTATGAATAATGTCATATTAGACCCACGTCTAACAATAGCTATATGATACCATGTATTAGTACTTAATGCACTAGAACTGGACTGAACTGCATAACCAGATGCGATTTCTGAATAAAATCCTAATTGTCCACCAGTTGAAATATTGACTGTATATCCAGTCGAACCAGTTCTTGTGTCAAAAACATTCTGTGATCCAGAATTATTTGTATTGTAAAGCCAAAATTCAATTGTAAAATTGCCAGAACCAAGGGGACTTAAATTAGAAATGGCTATATAATCTCCACTTCCATCAAAGTACATAGACGAAGAAGCATTCTTAGTTTGAGCAGTGGATGATGACACACCACCATTGAGTGTTAAATCATTAATTTGAGCGGCATCGAATATTGATGCATCACCTTGTAGTGCTAAGAGAGATGTGTTAGTGACTGCTGAAAGTGGTTCAGTTGGTGGCGTAAATGCAGATGTATATACAGCAGTTCCTTTTACAACTCTTGCATCTGCAACATACCCATTAAAATATTGACTATTAACAGTTCTTCCACCTATACGAATTAGATTATTAGTATTTGTTAAAGTAACAGTTGAGGTAGTTGATGAATCTTGTACTCCGTTTAAATATACTTTAAAACTATTACCATTTCTAACTAAAGCTAAATGATACCACTGATTTTTATATAAAGTAGCAGAACCTGTTTCAAAATTACTCCAACTACCACTAGTGCCAACTAAGAAATAAGTATTAGTCCCATTTGTGCCCATCCAAAAACCTTGATTATCAGTAGTGTCTGCTGTCGTCATTATAGCCTGTGCGCCAGAAAGACCACCATCAGTAGCATAAAACCAACATTCAACAGTAAAATCACCTGACCCCATGTTAAAATCAGTACTATCTGCTATGCTTAAATAATCTCCAGTACCATCAAAAAGTGCAGACCCTCCATGATTTGAAGCAGAGTATGGGTTATAATCATAAGGTACTAATGGTTCTACTTTTGTATTTCCAGCCACAGTTATCGTATGAGAATTTGTTGAACCATCTGCAAAATATGGAAGATGACAGGCAAGAAGAGAAGTATTTGTAATTGCAGTCAGTCTTTCAGAAGGAGCAGTAAAGTCAGATGTATATACTGCAGTGCCTTTGACTAGTCTTGCATCAGTTATATAACCCTGATAAGGCGAACCACCGCCATTCTGTGCGCCTATAGTAACAGGACCAGTAGCATCAACTAAAGAGGCAGAACTAGTATAAGTGTCAACTGAAACTCCATTTACATACATAGTAAAAGTAGAACCATTTCTTACTAATGCTAGATGCGCCCAATTATTTAATGGAACAGATGTGCTAGAAACATTATCTCTAATTGTTCCATCGTTAATTAAAAATCTTACATTTCTATTTGAATCATTACTAAATTCAATAGCCCAACTATAAGGATTGCTCCACTGACCAAAAATAACGGGTTGGCTTGGAGATGCAGTTGGATATACCCAACATTCTGCTGTAAAATCGCCACTTCCTAATGTGAAATCAGTGCTATCTGCTATGCTTAAATAATCACCACTCCCATCAAAGTATGCACTGTATCCACCAGAACGATATGGACTGAACGAAGATGCTAGTGTATTACCTGTTGTTGTTATTGTATGAGAATTTGAAGAGTTATCAGTGAAGGAACTATTTGTTCCAGAATTACCAGATGCTTTTGCAAGTAAAACTGTTTCAGCCGAGTTTTGAATTGTCGTAACAAAAGTTAATGTAAATGTAGAAACAACATCTGTATTATTCACACCATCTGTTGCTCTAAAAGTTAATGTACCACTTTCAGTTGTGGCAACACCTTCTGCTTTAGGTGTAACTGTAAATACATTAGAACTTTGAGATACAGTTGCAAGCCCATTAAAACCACTGTCTGCTGTAACACTATATGTAATAGTAAAACCTTCAGGGTCAGTAGCAACTATTGTAATTGCAGTTGTTGTGCTACCGTCTTTGGCTCTC